CATATTCATCCGTATACCATCTATCCCCATCAGAATCGACAAAACTATAATCGTCTAATCCATCGGCAACAAATCCAAATGGTGCCATGTCTTGTTCGATCTGATTCTTCTGCTCTTCGTAGATCTTCTTACGGACATCTTGACCGTCATTTCCTTGAAGTAGTCTTGTGCAACTAACCAAGCAAAGATAACCAAACACATGGCAAGGTCATCATTACAACCTTCTTCTGCTTCAAATGATTGCTTTCTTTGGACAAATGTAGTAAGTTCTGATATAATGTCATAGTCTACAGTTAAGATCTTATGATCTTCAACTAGAGTCTTCAGGTTAGAGCAACCTAACTTCTTTACAGCAGAAGTCATTCTTACTCCCATCTGGGATTTCTTACCAGAGAATCCATGTCCTACTATTTGACCAGCACGACCCCGCATAGAAGCCATCAACATATTGTCGTACTCTAGGTCAAAGTGTAAGATATTGGCAACCTGTTCTCCAATATCATTTACTTCACACAATACCCAAGAATTATTATATTGAGAGGCTACTTCTTGAATGATGCTTGGAAATAGCATCGGTTTAATTTCATTGTTCCTATATTTTGCTACAACTTTATATGGAAACTCTGTGATATCAAATACTAAGAAAGCTGAATAGTCGTTACCAATACCTCTGGCAACGTCAACTGTCATTAAATAATTGTGTTCTTCTCTTGGTCTCTCAAAAATATCAAGACCAGCATTAGATTGAATGGCATCCTCATAGACCATTGACTTTAGAATTGCTGGAGCAATTAAAGTGTCAACAGATCCTAAGAACTCACACTCAAACTCAACACGGAACTGTGATTCTGAAGTGTTCCTGATAGTTTGTTCTTTCCAGGCTTCATCTCTTCCAGGAACTTCTGACCAGTGAACTTCCGTTGGAACATATTCATTTCTCTTTCTCTCAGCATCATGCCAATAACGGTAGAAGTGATTCATACCATGTGGCGTTGACACCATAATTACTTTGGTGTTTTGACCAGAAGAAATAGTAGGATAAACAGAGGCAAAGAATTGGTCAGCAATGTGATTCGGGATGAACGCGAACTCGTCAAGAAAGATGATATTATAGGAGCCGCCACGGACAGCAGATGCAGACGTAGATGCGGCGAGAATCTTTGATCCATTTTCCAGTTCAACGCTACCTTTGTTCCATACAATAATACCTTGCTGCATCCACTTAGGCAAGTTTTCGTAAGCAAGTTGTAATCTTGACAAAAGGTCTCTAGCTGTTGACGCTTTGTTTGCTAGGATCGCAATATTTACGTTATCGTTGAAAATTGCATAGTGAAGGAGATATGACACGCATGTTGTAGACTTACCAGTCTGTCGTGGCATCTTACAGATATTAAATCTGTGTGCATGGAAGTTGCGGATTAAATTTTCTTGGAATGGGTACATCTTAAAAGGCACAAGACCCTCATCCAGAGAAACAATTTGGATATGGTTTCTCGCAAAGTAGACAGGATCTTCCTTACATTTAATAAACTCCTGAATTTGTTCAGGAGTAAATTCAATTTTTGTGTGTGCCTTTTTTAGATTAGGATTACCAAGATAAATATCATCCATTTAAATTCAAATCAAAGTTCCATGTGCTCTACGGATTTCTCGTAGTTCTTCAAAATTCTTTTGCTTAGTGCCACCATCGTATGCCCAAGCATATCCTTCGGCAATCATTTGTTCGTTGAGAGAGACTTCTGAGTCTCCGATGTAGAGCCATCCGAGAAGTCTACCGTATTTACCAGTACCCCCAACAAGCTCAGTCCTAATAACGAGATCATCATCACCAGCGATAGCACCGTCGAGCGCATTTTTGATCCAGGCTGTTGCATCGAGACCAAGAGCCTTTTCTTCATCATCGCGTGTTCTCTTCTCGGGGGTGTCAACACCAGCAACTCTAACTCTTTCTTTTTTATATAGATCAAAACCGAGATCAATCGTGACATCGATTGTGTCCCCGTCAACTACTCTATCTATCTCAACAACTCTAAAATTGTAACAACTCTTACGAGAAGGTGGAACCATAGCACCCATTACTTTTTCTTACCCCCGTTCTTTGCTTTCTTCGCAGTCGCGTTCCCTTGATTCTGCTTCGATTGACCCTTCTTGCCCTTGTTCGCGGACTTGGCCATTTTCTTTTAACTCCTTATGAGCCATAATCAATATATAGGCAACACAATATAGTGTGAACGCAAGTCCACAACAAAGAATTATAAAAACACCTGGCACAAACTCAACGCTTGTGGACGTACCAAATACCCATGATTGGAACAACGATAAGGGCATAACAAAGTGCTCCTAGTGTATAGGGGTTATTTAGAACCCATGCTGCAATACTACCTATAGGCATCTTTCAAATATTCCTTTTCGGTTTGATACGGATGTTTTTTACCAGTTTTTAATTCCCAAGCATATATTAAATCTGGTATTAACCACTGATCTATTTTTACGCAATGTTCCCAATTAGAAGGAACTGATACGCATGGAACAATAACAACTGACCAAAAGGCCGCAACATAATTTATTATTGTCGCCATCATTAATTTTCCTCAACATACTTCCTAAAGTAGGAATCCACTTTTTTCAAATCATCCAAATGGATATTGCAACAATAGTTATGTTCATCACACCATTGTAATGCTAACCAATGCAATTCTTCATTGTTGTGAGTGTTTTCTACACCATAAATTCTAGCAAAAGATGACATAACAAAATGCCAACATTTAGTGGGCTGTTCCGTTTCCGCCATAGTCATCACTATCGTAGTAATGTCCTTTTTTCGATCCTACAAAAAGAGTGGCAATCACAAAAGGAATTGCTACAATCGCAAGTGCTTTTCCTAACAGATGTTCCATTATTGGTCTATCCCAAGTTCCTTTAAGTAATCGATCCACCATTGGGGGTCTTTGTTCCTTTTCCATTGTGGAACCTCCATTCCCTTTTCAGAATAATATTCAAACAGAGAATCATCGATAATCTGTGCGATCTCCATACTCCTCATCCTCTTCGTCAACATCTGCATATGCATTTGCCACATAGGGTCCGTGTGGTAGTTTGGATTCTTCTCTGACATACTCAGTTTCTGAATTAACGGCCGCGATCCATACAGATAATTTCATTACTATGTAGATGATTGCCAGAGGTAAGAAGCATCCAATTAAAATAATAGTTTTAGATGTCATCGTCGTCTTCCCAGTATCCGTCGAATGGTTCTTCCATGAGTTCTCTATGCTTCAAAAACCTCATGGCTTGACGCAGCAACTCTTCATCTTTTTCCGTAAAGATAGTTTCCTCGTCGCTCATTTATCTTTTAGTAACTCTTCGATTCTACGTCTAGTTTCTTCGGTTTTTTGTTTATCACGATCACAATGTCTATATCCACGATGACCTTTCATGATCATCGTTCCTTGATAAAACATCGTGCCAGCAAATACTAGCAGTAAAAAAATACCGATCAGTTCAGGGTAATGTTTAACCATGGGAACATGGGGGGAATAACACCGATAAGTCTTAGAAGTCCCTCAGCAAATAGAGCAAGAACCACCCAACCAACGCACATGCTAATGATAGAAGCATTACGGTTGTGTCGTCGTATTGCTGCATCAATCATCTCCTGAACTTCTTCTTTAGTTACTGGGGTGGTCATTTTCCAATTCAGTAAGTCGTTTCTCCCATGTTACCCCACCATCCATACCATTGCACGGATTTATGCAGGTTTCATCACCAAGTTTATTGCATACTAGTCCGGCAAGATCCAACTCGTTTCCTTTCTTACCAGTACCAGACCAATAGTGTTCTCCATTAATCCAAATGGCTCCACACTTAGGGCATTCCTTCCTTTCTACTGAAAGGTCGGACAGCTCTTTACTGCTCATTTTCATACTCCTTAAGGAACTTCTCGAACTCGTTGGTGTCCTTAATGAGTTGTCTTTTTAACTTCCACCCCATGTATTTCATTTGAACTCTTACAAATGCATACCTGACTTGGAGATCTGCGTAGGCAAATAAGCGCATAGTCTCTTCATATCCTGCATATGCTACCAGGATAAGAAAAAATACTACAACGAAATAGGCACCGTACATATCGAGTATCAATCTGATACTATTATACAGCTATTTAGAAAAAATAGTGTAACTTTGTGTTACAATGTTTTGAAAATAATATGAAGTTATGCTAAATAAAAGATTTTCTTTATACTTTAATAAAGTTTTAATTATCTTTGTTCAATCCAGTTAAGTACCGCAAGTGCTGCTTTGTTGACATTAGGAGATGCACAAGCAAGAGTATAAGTATCACTGATTGTACCAATACCAGATCTTCCAATCTGCAGTGCTGCTTTATCATCAACATCAACCAAAGAGGCACCACCAGCAATCGTAAATCCTGAGAGAAGTGATGTTCCTCCAGTGAGTGCAGTTGCTGTAGTATCATATTGCATAAAGGAGTTTGGATCTGGATGATCTGTCCAACTCGCACCAGTCAAAGTTGAGTTCTGGTAAAGTCTCCAATAGACATTCGTGTTATCGTTCGTTACTGCCTGCAGAGATCTCAGTAACATAACTGCCTGAAGTGCAGATG